ACGAGTTGCGGGCGCGCCGCGACGCGAAGCGTCGGGCGGGCGCGTGACGGCGTCGACGTTGGTGGAGCCGGCGTACGCGAACTACCCGGCGTTCACTGAGACGCTTGGCCCGGAGGTGGCCGACCTGTGCGAGCTGGCGGGTTACGGGCCGGACCCTGAGCAGCGGATGGCGCTGGATGTGCTGTTCGCCCTCGGCGAGGACCGGTGGCACCCGGCGGTGTTCGAGATGGCTGTGGTGTGCGCCCGCCAGAACCTGAAGACGGCGTTTCTGAAACAGGCCGCGTTGGGGTTCATCTACGTCGGCGGTGCGGAGCTGGTGATGTGGTCGGCGCATGAGATGGATACCGCGCGGGCGGCGTTTCGTGACCTGGTGAGCCTGATCGAGAACTGCCCGCCGCTGGCGCGGCGCCTGGCCGACGGCCCGACGCACGGCATCCATCGCGGCAACGGGAACGAGTGCATCGAGTTCGCGCCCAGCCCGGAGTGTCCGCGCGGGCAGCGCATCATGTTCAAGGCGCGCACCAAGACCGGCGGCCTGGGGCTGTCGGGCGACAAGGTCATCCTGGATGAGGCGTTTGCGCTGCAGGACGAGCACATCGCGGTGTTGATGCCGATCCTGTCGACGCGCCCCGAGGCGCAGCTGGTGTACGCGTCGTCAGCGTGCCGCGAGGACTCGGATGTGCTGCGCCGCATCGTTGAGCGGGGCCGGTCGGGTAACCGCGAGGCGCGGGGGCGCCTGGGTTACCTGGAGTGGTGCGCGCCGGAGGATGCGTGTGAGGACGCGAAGTGCCCGCACTACCCCGGGTATCCGGGGTGCGCGATGGACAAGCGCGAGTTCCTGCAGATGGCGAATCCAGCCGCCGGCCGCCGCATCTCCTGGGAGTACCTGGCTGATGAGCGGCGGTCGATGCCGCCGGAGAAGTTCGGTCGGGAGCGACTGGGGTGGCATGACCGACCTGCCCTCGGTGACGCCCCGCTGATATCGCGGGACATGTGGCGTGCACTGGTCGATCCCGACTCGACGCCGCTCGACCCCGTGTCGTTCGGCGTGTACGTCAATCGTTCACAGACGTACTCGGCGATCGGGGTGGCCGGGTACCGCGCCGACGGGCTGTTCCACGTCGGTGTCGTGCCGGCGGTTCGTGGCGATGACAACGCGTTGTCGCTGCCCGGGATCGGCTGGATCCCGGACCGGGTCAAGGAGCTTGTGGACTCGTGGGGTCCGTGCGCGGTCGTCATCGATGAGCGGTCGGAGGCGGGGTCGCTGATCACCGACCTGCAGGGGCTTGGCGTCGACGTGCAGACCACCAACGCGGCGGCCATGGCCCAGGCATGCGGCCGGTTTTTCGCCGCGGTGCGGGATCGGGAGATTCGGCACCAGGGGTCACGCCCGCTGGAGGACGCGGTGTGCTCGGCCAAACGCCGCGACCTGGGCGACGCCTGGGCGTGGGATCGGCGCGACCCCGACTCGGACATCACACAACTGGTCGCGGTGACGCTCGCCCTGCACGGGCTGATGGTTCACGGGCGGCCACGCGAGACGGAGGTGTGGGCATTCTGGGCGTGACACCCGAGCTGATACTGCTCGGCGTCGTGGCAGCAGGGATGGCGTTGATCGTCGCCGGGGTCGCGGTCTTGTTCGGGCTGGGTTGGTCGCTTATCGCGGCCGGGGCGCAGCTGGTCGCTGCTGCGGCACTGCTGCTGGTCGACGTGTCGGGGGATGAGTCGTGAGGCTGATCGACCGCATCCTCCACCGCGGCCCGGCGCCGTCGCGGATGACGATCGACGAGTATGCGCAGGCGCTGAACGAGTTCATCTACGGCGGGTTGAGCTACACGTACGGCACGGGGTCGCCGTACGTGCAGCAGACCCTGAGCGGGCAGAAGACCGAGATCGCCCCGGCCACGTTCGTCGGCCTCGCGCAGCAGGCCTACGCCGCCAACGGCGTGGTTTTCGCCTGCATGCTGGTGCGGCAGCTCGTGTTCTCCAGTGTGCGGTTCCGCTGGCAGCGGCTGCGCAACGGCGCACCGAGCGACACGTTCGGATCGTCTGAGCTGCGGATACTGGAACGGCCTTGGCCCGGCGGCACCACCCAGGATCTGCTGTCCCGCATGATCCAGGACGCCGACCTGGCCGGAAACTCCTACTGGATCATCGACCGCGGCGAGTTCGTGAGGTTGCGCCCCGACTGGGTCGATGTGGTGATCGAGGAGCGTGTGCTGCCGGACGGGCGCGGTCAGGTCGGCTGGAGAAAGGCGGGGTACGTCTACACCGAGGGGGGGCGTCAGTCGGGGAACCAGCCGGTTGGGCTGCTGCCGGACGAGGTCGTGCACTTCGCGCCGATCCCCGACCCCATCGCCAACTACCGGGGCATGTCCTGGTTGACGCCGATCCTGCGGGAGGTGCAGGCGGACCAGGCGATGACCACCCATCAGCGGAGGTTTTTCGACAACGCCGCCACCCCCAACATGGTGGTCAAACACTTCCCGGGCGCCCCCGGCATCGCCGGCGCGACGCAGGATGGGGTGCGCAAGTGGGTCGAGGAGTTCGAGTCGAAGTTTGCCGGCATACGCGCTGCGGGCCGCACCTTGCACCTGTACCCGGGCGCCGACGTGACCGTCGTCGGATCGAACCTCAAGGACATCGACTTCAAGTCGGTCCGCGGCGGCGGGGAGACCCGCATCGCCGCCGCGGCCGGTGTGCCGCCGGTGATCGTCGGCCTGTCCGAGGGGCTGGCCGCCGCCACGTACTCCAACTACGGGCAGGCCCGCCGCAGATTGGCCGACGGCACCGCCCACCCGCTGTGGCAGAACCTCGCCGGGTGCATCGGGCACGTCCTGCCCGACATGGGTGACGATGTGCGGCTGTGGTACGACGCCACCGACGTGCCGTTCCTGCGGGAGGACGAGCGTGACGCCGCGGAGATCCAGCAGACACGCGCCACCACCATCTCGTCGCTGATCACCGCAGGATACGACCCCGAGTCGGTCATCGCCGCGGTTGAGGCCAGCGACTTCCGTCTCCTGCAGCACACCGGCTGGTACAGCGTTCAGCTGCAGCGGCCGGGTGACTCCACTGGAGGTAGCGCCTGATGACGATCAGACGAATCCGGCTCGGCGGCATCACCGGCCCAGCGAACCCGTCGACCCGGTCATACCGGCCGGCGGGGCCGCGATCGACACCGCCACCGGCGTCATCAAGGTCGGCAACGGCACCGACCGTTTCTCGGAGCTGCCGGCCGCCGACCACGAGCACCTGTCCGTGTGCGTCGCCGCGGACACCTGGCTGCGCGCACCGATAGCGGCGTGGACTGAATAGTGGGAGATACACGATGACCACCACCCTGGAGCAGGAGCGGGCCGCGCGCCCACCGATGGAGTCGGTACGTGAAGCGCCGTTTACGCTCGTGCGGTCCGACGACGAGCCGAGCGACGGACTGACCCTCGACGGGTTCGGCGCGGTTTTCAACCGCATGACCGTCATCGACTCGTGGGAAGGCCGGTTCCGGGAGCGGATCGCCCCCGGCGCGATGAAAAGATCGTTCCGGGAGACCCCGCCCCGCATCCAGTTCGACCACGGCCGCCACCCGCTGATCGGGTCGATCCCGATCGCGTCGCTGGTGCGGGTCGCCGAGGAGGTGCATCCCGAACTGGCTCCGGAGGGCGGCGCCCGCATCATCGGCCGGGTTTTCGACAACTGGTTGATGCAGCCGGTGCGGGACGCGATCGCCGCCGGCGCGATCGACGGAATGAGTTTCCGGTTCTCGGTGGTGCGTGAGTCGTGGCAGTACGCCGACGGGCGCCCGATCCGCAACGACGACGAGCTGGCGATGGAGTTGGAGCGCACTTGGCGGGAACAGGTGCCCGACGACGACCTGCCGATCCGCACCCTCAAAGAGTTGAAAGTCCCTGAGATGGGGCCGGTGGTGTGGCCGGCCTACCAGGACACCTCCGTGGGCATCCGCAGCCAGGTGATCGACCTGTCCCGCCTGGACGACCCAGAAACTAAGAGGCTTCTCGCCCGCGCCGTGTTCATCGCGGACACGGTCGAGCGCGACGGGGCCGCGCAGCAACCCGCCGCCGAACCGGCCGCAGGGGCGCGCCCGGACCCGTCACCCGACGCGCAGCGATCCACGAGTGATGTAGGTGAGCGCCCGTCGACACCGCGCAACCGCCGCAACGACCTGATCCTGCGGCAGCAGCGCGACACCCTGATCCGAATCCGTGACAGAGAGAAGAGGTAAAACCAATGGGCGACACCGCTCATGCTGAGGATGAGGCCCGGGCGACGGGTCCGACCCTGACACACAGCCAGTCCATCAAGCGGCTGGACGAGATCCACGCCCGCATGGAGGAGCTGGGCGAGCTTGACGAGCTGAACGAGGAGGAGCAGCGCGAGTTCGACGACCTGGCCGAGGAGTTCCGTCAGGTCGACGAGCACCGCAAGCGGCTGGAACGCGCCGCGAAGCTCGCTGAGGTCCGCAGCAGCGCTGCACAGGTGCCGGGGCGCCGGATGCGCGTCGAGGCCGGGTCGTCGCAGGGGTCACGCGCGGACTACGACCGCGACGCGATCATGGAGCCGGACAGCATCGAGGACTGCCGGTTCCGCAACCCGTGGGATCTGTCGGAGGTGCGGACGTTCGGCCGCGAACCGGACGAGATCTCCGTCGAGCTGCGGGCGCGCGCGTTCTCGGCGATCGAGCGGATGCAGGGATGCTCCGATGATGTGCGTGAGGCAGCGACACGCATCATCGAACGGTTCGACGACAAGCACAGCACCCTGGCGCGGCAGTGCCTGGTGACCAGCTCCCCGGCGTACATGCGGGCGTGGTCAAAAATGGCCCGCAACCCGCACGGCGCCCTGCTGACCGAGGATGAGCGTCGCGCGCTCAACGAGGTTCGCGCCATGGGCCTCACCGACGCGGACGGCGGCTACCTGGTGCCGTTCCAGCTCGACCCGACGGTGATCGTCACCTCCAACGGGTCGCTGAACGACATCCGCAACTTCGCCCGCCAGGTGGTCGCAACCGGCGATGTGTGGCGCGGCGTCACCTCGGCGGCCGTGCAATGGTCGTGGGACGCCGAGTTCGAGGAAGTGTCGGATGATGCGCCGACCTTCGACTCGCCCGATATCCCGATCAAAAAAATGCAGGGCTTCGTCCCGATCTCGATCGAGGCGCTGCAGGACGAGGCGAATGTCACGCAGGTTGTTGCCGAGTTGCTGGCCGAGGGCAAGGACGAATTGGAGGCCGTCTCCCTCATCACCGGCACCGGGCAGTCCAACCAGCCGACCGGCATCGTCACCGCCCTTGCCAACACCGCGGCGGAGATCGCGCCCGTGACTCCCGAAACCTTCGCGATCGCGGACGTTTACGCGGTGTACGAGCAGTTGCCGGCGCGGCACCGCCGCCGCGGCGCGTTCCTGGCGAACAACTTGATCTACAACAAGATCCGCCAGTTCGACACCGACGGCGGCGCCGGGCTGTGGACGACCCTGGGCAACGGCGAGCCGCCGCTGCTGCTGGGCCGCCCGATCGGCGAGGCCGAGGCGATGGACGCGACCTGGGATGGGACCGAGACGGCGGACAACTACGTCCTGCTGTACGGGAACTTCCAGAACTTCGTGATCGCCGACCGGATCGGCATGACCGTGGAGTTCATCCCGCACCTGTTCGGCGGGACTGGGCAGCGCCCGACCGGCAAGCGCGGCTGGTTCGCGTACTGCCGGATGGGGTCGGATGTCGTGAATCCCAACGCATTCCGGCTGCTCAACATCGAAACCGCCTCGTAAAACAGCCCACCGCGTGTGGGGGCACCACCACACGGTGCCCCCACACGCATCACCCGAGAGGGACACCCATGGCTATCGTCCGCGCCAAACAAGCCTTCGC